GATCATCATCATGATCATCATCATCATCATGATCATCATCATCATCACCATCATCACCATCATCATCATCATCATCATCATCATCATCGTCGTCGTCGTCGTCGTCATCATTCATCATCGTCATCATCATCTTCATCTGCATCTGCATCGTGATCTTCATCTTCATATTCATCTTCATCTTCATCTTCATCTTCATCTTCATCTTCATCTTCATCTTCATCACTATAATATTCATCATAACTAGAATCTTCATATTCATCATAACTAGATCGCGCTTTATCATCAATTGTAAGAATCATATGAATTTTATTATCATCAATATCTTCATCTTCATCTTCATCTTCATCTTCATCATGTACAATTTTTTTTTTCTTCTTTTTAATATCATTAGCTTTTTCATTACTATATTTTGATGGAAATAATTTAGATAAAAACTTAGTATATTCCTTTTTATCTAATGGATATGCTTCTTCATCGTCATCATCAATAAAATCGCTTTCATCACTTGAAGAACTATCATCATCATCATGTTTACGTTTTTTTTGTTTTTCAGCTTCACGCTTTTTATTACGTAAATTATATTTATCTTTTTTTTCACTACCCATTATAGTAATATAGTAATTTTTTTTTAGATAATTTTATTTCAATTTTATTTATATAAAATTTAAAAAATTATAGTATATATAATATTTATGTATTTTTGTAGAAATGAGGCATTATTAGATGATTATATACATAATTATGAAACATCTAGATTCAATTATGAAAAAGATAAAGTTAAAGCTAGACCAAAAATAATATTAAAATATTATAATAAAAATGATATTATAGCATCTAGAAAATGGGTTGGATTAAATATACATAATATAACAATAAAAATTGAAAAAATATAACATCTTTAATATAATAATAAACTATGGAACCACAAGAAATAGTGTTTGAATCTTCAGATCCTAATTCAATAATTCATATGTTTAGACCTAATTTAACACCTCGTCAAATATTTTTACTAGGTAGTTTTGGCGGAACATATTGGCGTCCAATTATTTCTAGTATAACTAATGAAAGTTACAGTAATAGACATAAAGAATTTGAAAAATATGATTGGTGGAAAGATATCCCGGATAATTACTTTACAACTGAGTGGGAAAATTATAATAAATCTATTAATAAATATAAGGTCAAATGTGGTTCTACATTGATAGAATGGGAAAATAGTGGATGGATTGATAAACAAGATCCATATGGTTGGGTTGAATGGTATTGTAATTTTTATGTTGGACGTAGATCTAGTGATGATGAAAGACAAATTAAAAGATGGTTATCATTTTGTGGTCCAAACGGAAGATTTAAACGACGTTTAATAAATATGATAAAAAAACAAGATTCTACATATGATGATATTAGTATTAGTCCTGTAATTAGACAAAGCATGCAACACTGGGGTTATCAGTTAACTGAAGATGATCTAAAAACATAAAATTGATTTATTTTATATTATAAATTAAATAAGAATAATATAAAATGGATAAAAATAAAATTAAATTATGTAAAGAATTTGGGATAGTCCGAATTATCTTTCCAGAAAGATATGAAAATTCATTTATGATTTATAGTGATCAATATCTAATGTCACCTAATATGGTAATTATAATTATTAAATCTATGGCAATGGCCTTAATAATTTCAAAACATGATATGTTACAATTTGATTATTATAATAAAATGTTAAATCATGAAAAATTTAGAAGATTTAATAGTACAGGGGCAGAACTTATGATTATTGATGAACGTTGGGATACTACAAAATGGAATTATTATTCATTAACATGGATGCCTTATTGGGTTTCAGAACTTTCTGATCTTAATATAAATGATGTTAGAAATAATAATCAACATAAAGAAAATAAATATATAGATATTAACTTCTTAGAAGCAATGTCGTGGAGAGGCTTATAAAATCATTAAATTTATTGGCGTTGTTTTACATATTCCATAACTTTTTCTATGTAAATTTGATATACCATATTTTTTTATACCTTCCATATGTATTGCTGTTCCATAACCTTTATTTGTAGATATACCATAATACTGATTTAATAATTCATTATCATTACATAAATTATCTATATAATTATCTCGTTCAACCTTTGCTAAAATTGAAGCTGCTGCTATTGATGTATATTGGTTATCACCGCCTTTTATTGTAATATGATTTATATTATTATAACTATTATCAAAATACATATATGGTTTAAAATCATTTCCATCTACTAATAATAATATATCTTTCTTAGAATCTATAGTTTTTATTACATTAGTAATTGCGTTATGCATCGATAATAATGTTGCTTCTCTAATATTTATTTTATCTATAATATCAGGTTCTTGATATGTTATAGAATATGCTAATGCGTTTTCTTTTATATAATCTGAACATTCTTTTATTTTCTTTTTTGATGTAAATTTTTTACTATCTTTCATCTTGCTATGATCAAATTTACTTACATCTGGTAATAAAACAGCTGCTGTATATACACGTCCAAACATAGGTCCTCTACCAGCTTCATCTATACCAATTTCATATTTGTTTTCTTCATGATAACACGTTTTCAATGGCATTATTAATATATTCTCTATTAATATATTAATATCAATTTTATATTAATTATAATATAAATTAAATAAATTATAAACTATAGCTAAGAAACTAAAAATATATATAAACATTACATTATTATTTGTTAAAACTGTCACTATATTAAAATATTTTGTATCATAATCATTTTTACATGAATAATTGTTTATAATTGTAATTATACACTTACCTAAAATATACCAATTCAACAATGTAAGTAATAAAAATATTGTATGTATTAAATGATTTCCAAATATTAATGATCCAAAAACAAAATATACAAATACTGAATCATGTAATAATAATAACAAATAATTAATTAATGATGGATCATTACATTTATTATATTTTTTTGTTAAACTATGAAAAAATAATGTTAATAATAAAAATATTAACCAGTTATTTTTATTTTTTAAATTATGATAATTTACTAATACCATTTATAATAGAATTATATTTTTTCTAATTTTTCAAAATTTCCACCCCCTAGACCATTTATTTTAACTTTATTTTCTTTATCACAATTATTATCATTTTTACTATTATTTTGTATACTATTTATTAATTCTTTATATTTTCTTTTAGGTTTTTTAAAATCATCTTTTTTTATATTATCTACTTGATCCATTTATAATAATTATATATTATTATTTATATCATCTTCTATTTTATTATTTTCTTTGGGTTGTAAATTAGTATCTATACATATATCTTTATCTCTACTATTTAATGCTATTAATAATCTATCTACTAAATCATTTATTTTTAATGATATATTTTCATAATGAGAAGTAAACCTATTTATCATGCTTATATATATAAATATAACATTACTTTAATAGAATTTACTATATATAATTTCTCCTTTTTTATTGAAAAATAAAATAGTTTTTGAACATGTTTGTGGGAAAAAACCATCTATTTGTAAATCATTTCTTGATTCTAATGTTATTGGTTTTTTTAATGCTAAACATCTCATACACATTATTAATTCGCCATGCGTAATTATTATTATATTGTTAGATCTTGAATGTTTTATGACTCTCTGAATACAATTATTTATTCTTTCGTATATATCATAAAAACTTTCATAATTATTTGTAATATTATCTGTTTCTTCATCAAATATCTTCCAATGTTTTTCCGCTAAGTTTTTTAATAATTCGCCTTCATATTTATTATTTATTTCTATTAAATCATTATCTATTGATGTTTCTATAATACATTTACTAGATAATTTTTTATGAATTATACTGCCAGTTTGTTGTGTTCGTTCTAATGGTGAACTAATTATGTATACTTTATCAGATTTATTAAATTTATTATATAAATCATTGCTTAAGATTTTAGCTTGATTTGCTCCATTTAACGACAAATTAAATCCTGGTTTTCTACCATATACAATTTTTTCTGGATTTTCTACTTCAGCATGTCTTATTAAATATACCTTTTTTATATTATTTTTAAATATATATGATAAAGAATTATAATACTTGATTTTAATATTATCCATAAAACATTTTAAATATTCTATTATAAAATTAAACATATTATATAAAATAATCTATTTTTTATATTTTATTTTATTTATATTTATATATATATATATGAGTTCATCAACAAGAAGACGCCGTGTAGATGCATCAATAAGAAGTGAACCTCCTGCTCCAACAAGATTTCCAGCTAGTTCAAGAGGAATTACTACTGATGCATCTAAAGCAAAAACTAAAAAGGTATTATCTTCATTAACACTAGCAAAAACTAGAGAATATGAAAGAAGAAAACAAGAACTAATTGAGTTTACTGAAAAAATAATGAAAAAAAAGATTACAGCGGCGGCTAAAAAATATATAAATGATAATTTAGACACTGTATATGATTTTCTTTCTCAATTAGAACATCATCCCAGTGTAGAACGTGCTTTTCCTATTGAAGGTTTAAGAAGAAGAAATCAAACCGGATTAAGAGTTTTAGTTGATTTAAAACTACCTAAAACAGCACTACCTGATATAGATCCAATTCCTCCTGAACTTTTATCTCAATTTAAAACTAAAATTAAATCTCATATTATGGACTTTGTAAAAACTACACCAACAACTAAAAGACGCATTTTCATAGATATTTTTCATAATATATTATATCAAGTAGAAGATATTAATGCTCCACAAGATCCATATTTTGGAGCAGCGGCAGAATATTATTCTACATTTACCGATGCTCATTTAGGTGTTAGAAGCGCTGATACTGGATTAGAAAGTATACCAATTATTCAAAGTGGTTTAAAAGATGATGTATTACTTTCTATATTAGAAAACTTAAATGGTAAAAACTATTGTGCAACAAGAGTATTCAAAAAAGTATGTGATAAACTAAGAGGTAATATTAATCAAACATCTAGAGAATTAAGACCATTTGTATCTTTTCCTGAAAGAAGTAATTCTCCTGATCCAGAAAATCCTAATCCTATGAGGGATGGTATAGCTAACACTTCTATTAATATGATAGAATTTTTACCTATATTATTAAGTAATTTTTATAATTACTTAGATCCAAGAACACGTGATGGTGTAGCTGACTCAGAAAGAGTAACAAAAATGAGAGAAATAATAATGTTACTAAGTAAATTATTAAAATCAGCACCTAGAGCAGATGGAAACCGAGGCCCACCATATTATAAAGATAAAGTATTAAAGGTTGGTGTAAAATTAAATCATTTAATGCCACTACTAGAAATGATTAGTAGTGAAATTGGATCTAAAATTTTTAATGATTTTTGCACATTCTTCGTCACAGGAACAGACCGTGGATTCAAATTATATTTAAAAGAAAAAATGACTAGAACACGATTAAATTTTAATAATACAACTGATCTCTCATCTATTGTTAAAACACTTTTAAGAGCATTATTATCACGACATAGGATTAGAGTTTATAATCTTGAATTAAGAGTTATTCAATCACAACCACACCTAAGACATTTATTAACTGTTAATTTAACTAGTGAATTAGAACCTGTTGTTGCTAGACCAACAGAAATCCCTAGTTCTTCAGTACTTAATATACCACCTAGTAATGTTGATAGATTACCATCTAGTGAAAGAGTTGTTAGTGCTGAATTAGCTGGTATAAAAAATTCTAGAAAAAACAAATATAAAAAACATAAAACTAGTAAAAATTAAATACTCCTTTTTGTTCCTCCATCATAAGGATAACCATGCCCTAATTTAATCATTTCTTGATTAATATCTAACTTATCATTATTATATATTGTACCTAATATTCTCCCATATTTATCAAATTTTCCAAATTTTATAAATACTAATTCACTATCCCATTTTGTTAATTCTTTAAATTTTTCTTTTGCCTCTTTTGCTGATTTTATTACTTGATTACGATTTTTAATACTTTTTAATGGCTTCATTTCTGGACTATCATACCCAAGACATCTAAACTTGTATTTCATTATACAATTATTATATTTAAAACATCCAGTAAATGTATCTCCATCATATACATCTACTATTTTTACCTTAGTTTCATATCCATTAAAATCAAATAAAGGTATTTCACTATAATCATCATCAAATGTTAATTCCAATGTAGTTTCATTTTTGGCTTCTTTTTTAAAACACCTACATAAACTAAAATAACATAATTCATCGCAAAATGTTTTCTTTCTTACTTTATTATTAGTATTTATTGAAGTCATAATTTACTACATAAATTAATTATTTACTCTTTATTACTATTTTCTAAATTAAAAAAGAATAATTGAAACAATCGCGAATTATTTATATCTTCGCCAAAATATTCTGTTACGCCGTGAATTTGTTGTGCATTAAAGATTACTAATCTATTATATACATTTCCTATAGAATCTACTATTTCCCATTGTGTTTTATCTAAATGTGGTTCTTTATATTTTAAATCTGATTCATACCAATCCGATTTAGAAAATATTTCACTATTACGTATTTTATATTTTTTATGTCTAAAAAAACTTGTTCCTGTATTAGGCGGGGCATCTGGTGTTAAATATATTATTCCCGCATATTGTTGTGAATCGCTATGATAAACTATTGGCACTGAAGCATTACACCAATGAAAACAACCATTTGTTAAATAATCCCAATCGCCTACATTAGTTCCGTTTGGAATTGATTTATATAATAGCTTCTCAAATATTTCCTTTGTACCATCTAATATTTTACGACCACTTTGACTACGATATCCAACAGCCCCATGATTTTCAGGGGTTTTATAATCTAATTTTAAAGCATATTCTCTAATTTCATCAGGATTTTCATAAAAATCATCAATTACAATCAAGTTAGGGAATTGTTTATTTGTATTTTTTAGTACATTTTTATAAATATTATTATTAATTTTTGTATTATTCGATATTTCTGAACATTCCTTATAATTAATATATGGACAGGATTGTAATAATCTGTCTAAATCTATGTTTATTGAATAATTATATAAAGGTGGCCAAAAATCTTCTATATTAATAGTTTCATCTATTAATAATTGGGGTCCGACTAGAGGCCTACCTACCGATAATAAATAGTCATTGAATTTAAACCAATTATATTGTCCACTATATTCAAAAATTATGTGATATGATGGAATGCCATACGCATCACCACAAATAATACCATGAAGAGCCTCTGATAAGATTATATCACATTTATTAATTTCATCTACAAATCCAAGAATTGATGGATGTTTAATATCAATGATATTTATGTTAGGATTATTTCTATATTTAGCAACCCATGGGGTGTCTTCCTTTCGAGAGAAGTGCTGAATTATACCATATTTATATTCCTTTTTTACGTTGCTTGTATAGTATCTAGGTAATAATAATGCCGGATCACCGTAGACTTCAGGGCAATCACATCCTAATTTAATAAAAGCCTTTCTTGTTAGAGGTCCTCTAACAGCATGTATTTTCTTAGGAAGAAATTTGGGATGAATGTTGGGATCTCCCAAACCAGACCCCCAGACTTCTACATTTGAATCGTCTATAAAATTAAGTATACTTCCGATCATATAATACCTAGGAATTGATTCTTCAGACCATAGTGGAACTCTATTTATCTCTTCAATAGGGATTCCTTTTATCTTTGAAAATAACCATGGACTTAATTGGTCTCCCCAATTCCAACTATTTATATCTTTTTTATCATCATATCCCCACCAAGACAAGTTGTTATGTCCATTATGTGGTATTGTTATTATATTTGATTTTTTTATATATTTACTTTTTGTCAACATATATTTCTCTCCATTTATAGATTCATCTTTGTTATCTATGATATATTCATTTTTTTTCCATATATTCTCGACATTAGTATCTTGATATACAGAATCTATTAAAGAATTATTGATAAATGTAATTCTCTCTTCATATCCTGCAGTCATTGGTGAATTATCTATTATTTCAGCAATATCAAAATTATTTTTTTTCATAAATTCAATTATTTCATTTTTTTTTGAAGCATTTTTGTATAATGTTTGAGTTTGAATTTCTGCTTCAATTTTGTATACATTTTTAATATATTTTCCCAATGATTTAATAACAGCAAGATCCATTCCTTGTGTATCTATTTTGATAAAGTATATATTTTGTATATTATTTTCTTCTATAAATGTATCTAATCTTTTAGTTTTAACATTTATTCTACACCTTACTTCATCAAAACCATTATCAATTTGATTGCAATATTTAAATAAGTTACCAGATTCATCAAAATTTAATAAAGACGAATATCCATCATGATACATTATATTAAATAATGCGCTTCCGTTAGTATCAGAAATTGCATAATCATAAGTAAAAATTTTATATTTATTCTTGTGTTTATTCTTAGTTTTTTGTAAGTACTCAAATGTAAGAGGGTTTGGTTCAAAAGCATATATAATATCACAATCATCAAATAAATTAATAGTTGTTCCTCTAGAAGCACCAATATCAAACCCTATTTTAATATACTTGTTAGTATTTTTGAGATTTTCTTCTACATCTAGGACTATATTATTATATTTTTGTTTATTAAACATGTATTTCTCCCCATTAATCGGTATATCTTCGTCTCTTTCAAATAATTTATAGACTTTCTCATCTATAAGATCTGGATGCACCCACCAATCTTCAAACGGACATCTATCTTTATATGAAGATATATTTCCTGCTATCAATTTATAACCCTTTTCTTTTAAAAATTCTCTAGATTTCTCTCTATATTTTCCTGTATTATCATTATAATGGTCATGTTCATATGTAATTACACCAAATTTATATTTATCAAATGGTATCTTACTAAGAATATCGAAAGTAATATTTGGTGGATCACAATCTAATTGTAAATAGTCTATATTTGTAGATTTAAAATTTTCATTCAATAATTTTATGTAATCTATTTTTGTTGCGTCCACACATAAGCATTTATTCTGTCTGTTTTTATTAAAATTATTTACAACATTTTCATGAAAATCGATTGATATACCAATCCAGTAGAATTCTTTTTCTAATAAATACGTATTATTTCCATATTTATAATCTCCTGCACCTATTTCTAGATATGTTCCAGTATTTTTTCCGTTATTCATGGAGAGAACAAACATATCTTGATAGATTTGCGAATAATTATTTTCTATTTTATTACATCTTTCAAAATTAAATTTTAAACTATTAATTTTTTTATTAGAATATTTAATAATATCATGTGATGGTTCTGGTAATTCATTTTTTTTTAATGTTATAAATTTTCTTGTACTATCAGATATATCAAAACTTGTCAAAATTCTAGTATATATATCTCTTGCTTCATCTATTTTTCCTATATTTTTTCCAGCATACGCTTTTTGATAATATATATTTTCCTTACTATACCCAATATCGTATTTAAATGGCCCTGTTTCTAAATTATTTTCCAATAAATTAATTCCCATACAAGCATACATATAAGAATCTAACCATAATCGTTTTTCAGGCACATTACCACTTCTCCAACTAAAATATAATGAAGCAATATAATACGGCTCTATTGAACATGGAGATGCTGTTATTGCCTGTTTTATTAAATATAATTCTTTTTCATCTCTATTTTTTTGCTTATTTATACATAATGAACATCTTATTAATGATTCCGCAGCAAATATATGATTATCGGTATATTCAGCACATCTTAAATAATATGAATAAGCAGTGGCATATTGTTTTTCTATATCATATGAATGCGCCAATTTAAAATTTAATTTATCATCATATGGTTTGTCTATAAACTTTACAAGACATTCTTTAATAGTTTCCATATTATGTTATCTACAATATTTTTACTAACTTTCACCGCATAACACCCATTATCCTGAAATCCAAAAACAATTATTATATTATTTTCTATTTGTTCTAATCCTATACAAAATTCAATATGTGCTGTCATAAAATTAAAAGGCTCGCTTATATATTTTAACGACCAATCTGAATTCCAAATTATAAATCTATGATTATATTTTGAATCTTTATATCCATTTATATTTTTTTCTATAAAATCACATTCGTGTACAATAGCTAAATATGTATTATCATCCCATGATATTAATTGTGAACCACCTCTAATATCAAATGGTAAATTTATCTTATCTTTTGAAAGATAAATCGTTTTTGATATATTATTACTTAAATCCACCTTTACTATATGCGTTGGGTTTGACCATTTTACAAAATGATATGGTTTATCTTTAATAGGCATCCAATTTTTTTCACAATAAGAACCTGTATCTTCTACTTCTATTCTATTTCTATTTATTTCTAAAATATTATCAGTATTTATCTGCAACTCTGAAAACTCCATTCTACCCTGCCCATTTGTCGTTGTATCTCGTCTAACACCAATAGCATAAAATTTATTACTCCAATATGCTAACCTAGCATCTTCTAATCCTATGAATGTCCAAAGTGGTTTAACATCTAATTTACTTGTATCTATCTTTTTATAACTAATTATATCTAAATTATCTTTATCTAGAACACAATAAAAATTATGTGTTATTAGTTTTATAATATCATCTCTATGATAATATGAAAGAGGTCCTTCATATCGAGATTCATACTTATTATTTTCTGAATGATGTAATGTATATTCTACATTTCTCAATATCATATGTAATGTATTATTAACATATAATACTGAAGCATTACATAAACCTGTACCGCCACTATATTTATTATCTATATATATAGGATTTATCATACCACCATTATGTAATATATATTTTACTAAATTATTATACACCATATTATTATTATTTATAATAATAATAAAAATATAATATATGAATGCTTTACTAACGTATATTATTATTTAATGACATGCTATGAAGTAAATTTTTTTCATCTTCTGTCAAATTTTTTACTGATTTTGTAAAGTTATTTGATATATAAAATATATAAATTTGAAATATTATTATACATCCATTTAAAAAATTATTAAAAAATGTTTTATCACGAAAATTTATATTAAAATATAAAATATGAAAAACAAAATCAAACATTATATAACATAAATAAACCGTCATTAATCTAAAATTATATTTTTGTACACCTCTATATCCTACATATGCTAATATTGTAGGTATCGCATAATATATATAATACATCAATGTAAATAATAAATTCATAGTCATCTGAATAAATGTTATGACTTTTATTTTTTTTCCATTTCTATATATTACAATATATTTACTATCAATTGTACTTGTTAATATTTGTTCTGCTATTACACTTTCTATCAAAACATTACTTACTTCTTCTGCTACTGGTAATTCTATTAAATTATTAGACGGATCTAGATCGCAATATGATAAATCTATTACTTTAGCTTCCATTGGTAAAATTGGATTATTCATATTTATATTATTTTATTTTATTATATTTATATATTTTATAAGATGGAAACTCCATTACAACGTGCCCGTACAGTTGCTAGAAGAGACTTAAATGCTAGAACAGCTGCGTCTGTTGCTAGATATAAAGTTCCTGCTGCTAGAAGAAGAATAGCAGCTACAAAAATACAAAGTCAATTTAGACGTGGAAAAGCTACACGTAAAGCTAATGCTATTAGTAATTCTAGAATTCCAGGACAAATAACAGCATTATCAAGTAGAACATTTTCATTTGTACCAAAGGATTTAAGTGGAACCTTATCTGAATTGCTACTTAGACCTGCTGGAAAAACTAAAAAAGTTAGTAAAAATAAGAAGGGTGGTGGACATAATCATATTTATCATGATGGAGGAATGGGATGTGGTTCACATGGGTCTAAAAAATCAAGAAGATCAACAAAAAGTAAAAAAAATAAAAGCAAAAAAAAACATTAAATATTGTATTTAGATTTAATCCATGATTTTAATTCATCTAACTTACATGTATCTAAATTATCCATATTTGGGAAACCATATAATTTAAAAAACTGTGGTTTTCTCATTTTATCTGTTTTATGAAATATATAAGCACCATACTTACCATTTCTTATTGAAATATTATTATCTATTACCCTAATAATATTTTTATTACTATTTTTATTTTCAATAAAATGTACAATAGAAGTTAATTCAATATCTCCATCATAACCATCTAATGACTTAGTATTTTTACCCCAGGCTAAATATTTTCCATATTTTCCCTTTTTCATATATAAATTTTCATCATTATATTTACCAATTAATAAATCATCATTTATTCTTTCTTCTATTATATCTTCTATTTTATATTCATTATTTGTCACCTTAAACATATTTAAATTATCTTTTACTTTACTAAAAATATCTTCATCATTTTTTATTACTACACCATACTTCGCAACCATTAATTCGTGTGTATCATCTATTTTATAAGATAATCTATATCCTTTATATAATTGAATAGTATTAATGTTTGTATCTATTAAATTATCATAACTACTACATACATTATGCCATATTTTTTTATTAGATGATATTTCATCTAGTTCATTTTCCATAGATGATGTAAAATCATAATCAAAAAAAGATTTAAAGTTATCTAATAGAAATTCTAAAACAATAAAACCTAATGGTTGTAGAACTAGCTTATTTTTTTCTTTACCATAATCTAAAAGTTCAGTTTTTAATTTTAATGTTTTATCTATTAATTCATAATTTTTATATTCTTTTTTGTCACCATCTACATCAGATATTTTTACATATCCACGACTAATTATCTTATCTACAATACTAGCAAAAGTAGAAGGTCTACCTATACCTTTTTCTTCTAATAATTTAATTAATTGAGCATAATTTAAATGAGTTTTTTTATTTTGAAGAGTTTCTTTTGCTGTAATTTTATTATAATTTATAACAGAATTATTTTTTAATAAGGAGAAATATGTATAATAATTAGTAGTATCATTATTTTCTAATATTTTCCATCCATCAAATATTATTTTTTCACAGTTATATTTATAATATAACTCTTCAGGAGCTGTAATTTTAATAGGTAAAACTTCTTTTTTTGAATCAGCCATTAGACTTTCAACGGCATTTTTCCATATTAATTTATATAAATTTCTTGCTTTACTTGTTAATTCTTTTTTTGTCACTATTCTATCAGGTAAATTCAGTATTTTTGTTGGTCTTATTGCTTCATGTGCGTTATTACTATTTTCTGATATATGTTTATTAATATCACCTACATGACCAAGTGAATAATTATTTATAATAAAATCTTTAACACTAGTACAAAATTCACTACTATATTTTTTATTATCAGTGCGCATATATGTAATGAGTCCTTCTTCATATAAATTTTGTGCTAATTTCATAGTTTCTTTTGGTGATAAATTTAAATAACTATGTGCTTTTTGTTGAAGTAAACTAGTAGAAAATGGAATAGGTGGTGAAGTAGATGTTATATGAGATTTTTCAATTTGTATAGTATGTTCAAATGTTGGTGACAAATTTAAAAAATTTAATACGATTTTTTCATCATCAAATTTTTTATTTAATTCAAATTTTATATTATTTTTTGTAAAAAAACCACTTATGATAAATTTTTTGTCACCAGGATTATTATTTAATTCTATTTCATTATCATATATTAATCTTAACGCAGGAGTTTGACATCTTCCAGCAGATAATCCATCTTTATAAGCAGGTGAAATATGTTTCCATAATAATGGACTAAATTTAAACCCTACTAATATATCTAATATTTGACGCGTTTGTTGTGCATATACAATATTTAAATCAATATACTTTGGATATTTTAAAGCAGATTCTACTGCTGTTTTTGTTATTTCATGAAAAATAATTCGTTTTGTAGTATTAATAGGTAAATTAAATAATTTACAAATATGCCAAGCAATAGCTTCACCTTCTCTATCATCATCTGATGCTAAAAAAATTTCTGATGCTTCTTTTATTTTTTTTTGTAACATAGTGACATATTTATGTTTTTCTCTAATTATAGTAAAATTTGGTGTATAATTATTATTTACATCTATACTTTTTAAATCACTCAGTGTAGTTAAATGTCCGAAACTAGCTACACATTTATATTCACTACCAACAAACTCTTCTATTTTTTTACATTTTGCTGGCGATTCTACTATTATTAATTTATACATCTATAATTTATATATATATACATTTATATCATTATATATTATCTAGTATATATATATATGACTGAACCACTTAAATTATCATCTTTAGCATATGGTAAAATACTACATAAAGCAAGAAAAGAAATTAATTCACCTATTAAATATGAAGCAGAAATAAAGGAAAAAAAAGCAAAACCACTTTTTGACTTATGGAGAAACCATTTTAGATCAGCTCGTGAAAAAATAACAATAAGAGATGCTAAAAAAACTACAGATAATGCTATTACAGATGGAATACGTAGATGGTATTCAAACTCATCTGAAATAGGATATCGTGATCATCCACATCATTTAATTGGACATTTATTATTAGCATTAAAAGATACACCAGACAATGACGTCCCTGAAGATGAAATACCTACCGGTAAATATCAAAATCTAAATTTTTATGATAGAGATGAGAATTACAACTACGATTACGGAGGATATATAGACTGGTATAATTTTTTTAATGACTGGATAAACAATATGTCACATAATGAAGCTAAAAAGTTTATTATAGGATTTTTTAATAGAAATTATAATAGAATGCAACCACAAGAGTTTGCTACAATGTTTTTTGAATACCTACATTTTGATGATTATATGAATGATGAAAATTTATTACTAACCGATCCAGAAGATCCTCATGGAGCTAGAAGACATATTGATATGAGTGATGATGGTGGTAGATTTAACGTAAATCGTACACCAAATCCTTATTTATTTTTTGATTCATATTTAAAAACACTAAACAAAGAAGAAAAAATAAATTTATATAATAATTTATATTTTCAATCTAATATCAAAAGGGGATATGCTCCGCAAGAAGATACGGAACATATAAGAAATTCTAGATATTTTATACCAAAATTTACAGCATAAGGTGAAATAATTCCTGCTGGGAAAAAAAGAAAAACAGTAAAAAAACGTGACAAAAAAAATAAAATATCTAAAAAGAAACTTAAAAAAATTAAGAATAAGCGTAGAACAATAAAAAGGAAATCATAAAAATTGAAATATATTTATGTTTAATACTTAAAAGTATTAACAAATACAAATACAAATAGTATGTCTACTCAATTTCCTATTTCTGTCACTAAACAACAATATGATTCTATTCGTCGTCATTCTATTAATGACCATGAATTTGGTTACAATAAAGAAATAGGGATGGATCCAATTAGTCTTGGAAAATGGCCAAATGACCATAGCCATATAATTAAAATTCCATCTCCTTCGCCACCGCCTCCTCCTGCTCCTCTTAAGAGGACATTTGCTTCTGAAAGAATTCCTAGTGAATCTTTTGGAGAAGAGTTACTTAGAACAAGTAATATAAATCGTATTAGAATTGAAGAAGAAAAGGAAGATAAACAACGAAAATTTATGATAAAAGTAGAAAATAGGTATGAAGAACTTATGGAATTTTTAACAAATAAGTATTATGAACAACTAGTAAGTTGTTTAAAATATAATGCTAAAAATGGTAAGAATGAAGCATATATGAACTTCACATATGAAGATTTCAAAGCAAATATGCCTACACTAGGTAAGCCAAGACAAATTCAAAGTAAGTGGTTAGATGAAATGAAAAATCCTGATTCTAGATATCTAAATGGTAGACGACCACTACAAGATATTACTTTTGACTGTTGGGGAAATGGCGCGTTTACAGTACATTTTACATGGTAAAGATAAAATTAGTAGGATAAATATTTTAATTTATTGAGGGCATTATTATTTTTTTCTTCTTGTAAATTCATTTGTTTTATTATATTATATGCTCTATTAGTACTTACTATATCATCTTGCTGTTTTTGTTCTAATAATAATTTTTCAGAATTATGATTAGGAGTTATATTTTGTGAATTTCGATGTTCTTTAATTTCATTAAGATTATTAAAAACCTTTACATTTTCCATATATGTTTCATCCATAGGTATTATACTTTCATCATGTGCACGTTTTAAATCTTCATATTGAAATTTACTGAATACATTAGATGAGTAAATTTCTGGTTTTTCACCTGAAATATTATTATAGTTTTTATTAATTTCATCAGGATTATTATAAGTTACCATATCAGACATCATTTCTTTTTTTCTAACATGAAATGATTTATTTGTATTTATTAAATTATTATAACCAAATGCCTCAGCATCAGATTTAATATATGACTCATCAAATAATTCATTAAATATTTTATTAAACTTTTTATTATTTTGTGAACTAGTCGCAGCAAATTGTAGTAAATTCATATCTATATTTTGATCTATTAATTCATCATAATTATCACGCATATCCGATGATTTATTTTTGAAAGAATAAATATAACATAAAAATTTATATGCGGTGACAAAAAATCTAAAAATATCAGGATCTAAACCAGATTTATCAGGATGTGTTTTTAATACTTGTTTTTTAACATTTTTTAAATCTTCCTCTGTTAAATTATTTGATAACTTAAATAATTTTAATAAATCATTTAACGTATAATTATTAATATTCAAATCTATTTTATCCATATTAATATTTTAAATTATATTAAAATATATAATATAATTTAAATAAGTTTAACTATATTTTTTACAGAATTCGCTTCTTTCATTATAATGTTTAGACATGGATGAATATCCGCTTGAATTATCTAAATTTTTAAACGATCCTGATATATAAACAGGTTGTTCATTATAATATTTTCTTATAAACATATTAAATGCTAAATCTTCACCATTACCATGGTGCTCTATTAACCATTTTTTATCTTTATTAAAATTTATATTTAAATAGTCTATAACTAGTTGTTTTTTACACATTAAAAATGGTGTTAATATTGTATCATGATCATTATTTTCTTTATCTATACCGTAATAACCATAATTATTACAATTTCTTCTTATTATACCATAAAATGTATTTTTATAATAATTTACTAATAATGTTAAATAGCTTTTTGTTATTAAATAATCACTAGGTAATAAATCATCATCTAAAAATAATACTATATCATTTTTTATATATTCTACATTTAACCATCGTCTAGCACCACCATATATTTTGTTATTTTCAAAATCTTTTATATTTTTTACTTTACTATAATTAAATTCTTTATAATGATCTTTACTTCCATGAGATACAATGATTTCATCTATTAAATAATAATTATTAAGAATAGGTAATGATTTATCTAAATTTTCTGGTCTATTATAACTTAATATTAGAAGACTTATTTTTGGTCTTATATTATTTATAATAAACATTAATATAATTATTATGATAATAGATAAATAATAAATATTATTTTTCATTATATTAATTAATTATATTAAAATTAGTAATGAGATTCTGTAGAATTTGTTTCTTGTATAGTATTTGTTAAAATTATATCAAATAATTTAGTTATTTCATCACGATCAGCACCAATTACAGAATGATCTGGAACAAAAGTTAAATTTCCTTTTTTAAAAGCAAATAAAGCTGGTATACCCTTACACATTTTTTTACTTTTAAAAAATGAAAATAAATCAATATTTTCGTCTACATCTATTTCATAATATTGTACGTTATCTGGTAAATCTTTTGTTTTTTCTTCAACTAATGATTTTATAGACTTACATGGTCCACACCAATTTGCTGTAAATTTTAAAATAATATATCCATTATTTTTAGGCAATACATCATCAATAAAATTAGAACGATTTAAAAGAACCTTTTCAGACATAATGTTATATTATATAATAAATTATGTTTAAATAATATAAAGTTAAATATGTTTGGTCTATTGCCAGTACAATTATATATATATGGTATGCTTATAGCTGCACTATTTATATTAGCATGGTGGATAATTGCATTTGTTAAATTTATTGATGTTTTTGTTACAAATTGGGATTGTTTTTTACATATTTTATATGATTTACCACTAGATATAATTCAAAATTTATTTTTACATGCGCCAGCACTATTTAAAACTATTTTTCTAGTGTTATCTGTAACCTTATTTGGTTCAGCAGGATTTCCACTTTTAGCAGGAATTATTGGAAGTATTCTAGCTGTATACATAATTGATTATAGTTTTTCTGTCCTTTATCCTAAAGCACATAAAAAATGGTGTAAAAGAAGAAGAGAATGTAATTATAGGCACGTTTCAAAAAAGATTAATAGAATTTTTTGTAATATTGCTCTACATGAATGTAAAAAACCCAAACCAGAAAAATGTGGTAAAGATAAAAATATTATGGATATTTTAACAGAAACATTTCCATTCTTATCATACTTTTTTGGAGATATTTTTGGAGGTGGAAATCAGCAAGATCTTACTAAAGAACATATATTTCCATATGTTTTTGGAGCTAAAGAACCAGAATATAGAAAAAAACTTAGAGAAGAAAAAGAGAAAGAAAAAGAAAAAGAAAATAAAAAAAAATAATATATTAATTACAAATTTCAGTTAATTTATCTAAATCAATATAAGGTAAATCTACATGACCTTCCCAAAAATATTTACAATATGCCCATATTATTTTACAATCAGATCTATACCAGGTTAAATTTAATTTTAATTTAATATTTTCAGGAATTAAATTTAATGATCCATATGGCAAGACATAACATAATTGCATCATTTCATTAAATTTATTAATATTGTAATGTATAAAATCATAGTTATAAAAAGGAATGTAGTTAATTAGATGACAAAATAATGGTGGATAATGATATCTATAATGCCAATTATGGTCTATTTGTTTACCTGTATAATATTTATAACACCATTCTATACCTTCAATATAATTAATACAGGTTTTTTTTATAAAACCCTCTTCATTATTTATATCTTTATCAAATAATTGTTTATAATAATTATAAATCCATATATTATTATTACTATTATATGGATTGATTTCTAATTCTAATGATTTATCAATTGATGGTAAATTATTTAAAATCTCTTGATTATTTTCATATAAATTAACTGATTTTGAGTAAATCTTAGAATATAAATTTTTAAAACGATCATGTTCTTCAAGATATAATTCATTAATTATTTTACGAAAATTATTCCAACATATATTATTATTTTCATCTACTAATCTTAAATTTATTTTTTTATATATATCTAATAATTTTTGTATACCATCATTTCTTATATTTAATGTAGGAAAATGTGGTAAAAAATCATTACCTAATAAAAAGCATAATAACACATAATCATCAATATTACATTTTTCTTCAATAATATTTTTTAATTCTTTAACATTTAATAAATAATTCTCATTTTCATTAATATCTATTTTAAAATTTTTTATAAATTCAGGAGTTTCTCTATATAAATAAATATTATTTACATATTTTAGATGATGTAAAGATAACATAATTAAATCAGCATCTAGACCATATATCAGTATATCTTCATCTTTTAATATCTCTGTATTATTTCTTATATAATCAAATATTTTATGTTCTCCTTCTCCGCTTTCATTACTGGAAGATATTTTAACATTTTTTTTAAATTTATATTTATGAAGTTCTTCTGTTAAAGTATTCATAAATGTTGTTCCAGTTGTAATAGAGCAACTATCCCATACTACATCTTCTTTTAATAATTTTTTAGTTATATAAGATTTATATCTTCTTGACCGTTGTTGTTGAATTTTAGCAAATGGTGGTAAACCATCAAATGTTATATAGTTTAAAATAGAACAATTAAAGATTATTAAATAATTATCTATTTTATTACATACATTAATAATAATTTTATTTTCATTAATTTCTGATCTACATACATCATATATAATTGAGTTACTATCAAGAAAAGAATAATTCAATTTATTATTATTGTTATTAAATTTAATAAGAATTTTTTTATTATATTTTTTTATTAGATAACTGTAATAATAAGGAATACCCATTATTAATTATATGTTAAATCTATTTAATTGTGTTTTTACATATTATATATTTATATATCATATATATATCATATGGATAGTAAAATATCCCAAATGGAATATGATAAATTTATTAAAGATAAACAATTATTTTTTGAAGATGTAATAATTAAAACTATTAATTCTATTCAAGATAAATATTTACTTGAAATTATTTTACAAAATGAAGTAAAACTATCAATTAATAGTTTATTATCCATATCAAAAGATCTTAAATATGCAGATAATATTGAAAAACTTCAATTAATAAATAATAGTTTATCTTCTATTATTAAGCAATATGGAACTAATTCGTTTAGCAATTTAATAAATATTTGTTATGAAAATGATAAAAAATCTAATAATTTTAATAAAGATAAATATAGTCTTCTAATAAATCATTTTAAACCAATTAATTATAAAATATTAAACTTTAACGATATTAAAAAAACAAGTAATGGAAAAAATGATAAAATTATTAATTCATCTAATCTTGATTGTATAGAAATTTTAAACAATAATGATAATTTTTATTTAAAAGTTTATGGTATAACAATTATTATACATGATAATAATAAATATATCATTATTGATGGTTATTTAGATAATTTACCAGCAGAATTAATTAATAATAAATATATTAACAGTAAATTACATAATATTAGTAACAATAAACCTACTGAATCATTTCAGCTATATATCGCATCATTATCAATAAAAGATTTACTTATATATGATGAAAATACTATTATCAATAATTATAATACATTAATTAATAAAGTTAACTTATTAAATAAATCTTCAATTGTAAAAGTAATTAGAGATTATTTAATTAGTGATTCTTTTTACCAAAGAAATATTACAATAGGTTTATTACTAGATAATAGCAATCAATATAGTCAGTATTTAGCATATTTATTATTTGATATGTTATCTGATGAAAATAATAAACAATATGATAGTAAAAAGCAAACATATATTTATAATACACTACCACACAATCTTAAACAATATTTTAAAAATGCTATTAAAAATACACTTACATATGTTGATGAATTATCTAATTTAGATGAAAATAAAATTCCATTAGAACAACAAATCGCTTTACTTAAATGTAATAATAATGTTAAAGAAAAAGCTATGCAGAAATTAAAAGAATTAAAATCTAAGTCTGAAGATTCAGGTTCTAAGTCTAGACAATATTTAGATGGATTATTAAAAATTCCATTTGGTATTTATAAAAGTAATCAAATTACTGATATTATAACTAAAATTAATATTAAATTTGATAATTTAATAACTAATTTAAATGAATCTAAAAAATCAAATAAATTCAATATTGTTGACAATTTATTATTATCTGAAATAATTAATTTTTGTTGGAAAGATGAATCTATTGAAAAATATATTATTAATTTATTTGATGCTAAGTTTATAAAGGAAATCTTAAAAAATAAAAACTATAATAAAAATATTCAAAATAAATTCAGTAAAACTAAAAATATGACTAATAAAACTAGAACTGATATTATTTTAAATGAATATGAAATTAAAAAATATATACTATACAACTTTTGTCACCAATATGATACTATTAAAGATTCACTTCTTGATATTTCATTTAATTATAATATTGTAAGTAGTAAAATTAATAATGTTACAACAACATTAGACAAAGCTATATATGGACATAATAGTGCTAAGAGACAGATTGAAAGAATTATAGCACAATGGATTAATGGTGAAAATACCGGCTATTGTTTAGGGTTTGAAGGTCCTCCTGGAATCGGTAAAACTTCTTTAGCAAAAAAAGGTATAGCTAATTGTTTAAAAGATGATAATGATGAATCTAGACCTTTTTCATTTATTGCTATTGGTGGTTCATGTAATGCTAGTACTATTGATGGACATAATTATACATATGTAGGTTCAACATGGGGTAAAATTGTAGATGTTCTTATGGAATCCAAATGTATGAATCCTATTATTTTTATTGACGAATTAGATAAAGTAAGTAAAAGTGATCAAGGTAGAGAAATTATTGGCGTTTTAACACATTTAACAGATTATACACAAAATGATTCTTTCCAAGATAAATATTTTACAGGAATCGATCTTGATTTAAGTAAAGTTTTATTTATATTTTCATATAATGATGTTTCAGCAATTGACAAAATATTATTAGATAGAATTCATAGAATTAAATTTGACGTTATTACAAATGATGATAAAATTATAATTACTAATAAATATATACTACCTGAACTATACAAAAAAATGGGAGTTATTGATAAAATAAATTTCGATGATGATGTTATTTTATTTATTATTGAAACATATACACAAGAACCAGGTGTTAGAAAACTCAAAGAAATATTATTTGAAATAGTTGGTGAAATTAATTTGATTTCTCTTAAAAATGAAAAAAATATGACTTATCCAATTAATATTACTATTGATGATATTAAAAATTATTATCTCAAAGAACGTTTTAAAATTGTTAAAACTTCTATTCTTAGTGATAATTATATAGGTTTAATTAATGGATTATGGGCTAATTCATTAAATTCAGGAGGAATTATGCAGATTCAAGCTAAATTTTTCCCATCTTCTAACAATTATGAATTGAAACTCACTGGACAACAAGGTGATGTTATGAAAGAGAGTATGAATGTTGCCAAATCTTTAGCATATGATTTATTAAAAGAATTTAATAATGATATTAGCTTTAATAAACAACCTATACATGTACATTGTCCTGATGGTTCTACCCCTAAAGATGGACCCTCCGCAGGAACAGCAATCACTCTTGTTATATATAGCTTATTAACAAATAAAAAAATTAAGAATAATATTGCTGTAACTGGTGAAATTAATTTATTCGGAAATATTTCTCAAATTGGTGGACTAGAATTTAAAGTAATGGGTGCTCTTAAAGCAAATGTCAAAACTATTATATATCCTACAGAAAATCAAGAAGATATTGATAAAATTATTATTAAATACCCGTCAACATCTACACTTAATTTTATTTCAGCCTCTAATATTAGAGAAATATTAAATATAGTATTTGTAGATTAACTTCTTTATAATATATATAATTCAAATGAATAAAATTATTGATATCATTAGTTTATTTTCACCATTTATACTCGTATCCGTCTATGTATTTATGTCTATATTCTATCAAGATCTTAAAGCTGTTATTTTATTAAGTGGCATTTTCTTCACCATATATATTTTAAAACAAGTTACTGATGGAACTTCTAGTGGCGATGATAATCAGTTTATTATATATTGTAGTATGTTTAATACCTTAGAAACTCCTGGTACATCTACTGCTATTATTTCTTTCATGTTCATGTACATGTTATTACCAATGATTTATAATAATGAATATAATGCTCTTGTATTAACTACTATCGCATTACTTTGGATACTTGATATTTACCATAAATTATTTCAGTACGCATGTTATGATAACTCTATAGCTTTAATTGCTACACTCATTGGATTATCATGTTCTTCTGGATATTTTTTTACAATATATAATCTAGGAGAAGAATACTATAATTTCTTATATTTTAATGTAGCTAAAAATAATTTAGTACAATGTAATAAAAATGATGAAACTGAATATGTATGTGAATTTGAAGAAGAAAATGAAGATAAAAATGGATATGTAGCAAATGGATTAACAAGAAATGTAACTATCACATCAAGTGAAACCAGCGATGGAAGTAATGTTCATAAACCTGGTGTAGAAATTAATAAGCTTCGAAACGAATTGGAAGAAATTAATAGAACAATCAATAGTTTATTAAATAAAGATGTGAACGCGACCGCAAATACAGGAGGAGTTCATTATCATTATGAACCCTTAAGCAACAATATGCCTTCAAATGACCGTTACCACGACCCTATAAGCGTAGATCCCACCTTTACGTAAGATACTATATATTTTTTATATTAAAACACTTATTTTTAAATATTCTACATCAACATTTAAATTATATCCTACCCATATACGATTAAATATATAATCATTTATTAATGCTGTATATTGATCATCATTTAAAAAGTTCAATCTTATTTTATCTGAATTTACACTTGTAGTTATATCCACATTATTATTACTTATATCTATTATTATTGTATTATATGTAGTCTCAAAGTTTGATGTTGATATTATTGGCGTTAACATATCTACATATGATAAACCCGGCATATTTAATATATAATGTTTTCCTATCCTTCCTGAGGCATTACGTTTTATAATATAAAATGCATTTGATGAATCTGTAAAATTGCTACTAGGCGTCGTTTGTTCATTATTTGACATATAAAATAAAAATGGGGATAACCCTTCATCGTTGTTATTATCTTTAAATCTAATTTCTATTTTAAATCCATATGATACTTCCTGATATGCGGATCCATATAATGTTGAACCAAATTCCATTAATGGTGAAGGATCTAAACTTGAAATATTTGTTATATCTATTATATCTTTTGTATAACTTGATGTTTCAGTTGAAATATTTTGTTCTGATAATATGTCTATAATATTTGTTCCTGGTATATATGGTTCTAACTGATATATTTCTATACTACTTATATCTACGTCATGATTATATCCTAATTTTATTTGTTTAAAGTTTATATCATTTAAATCATTTACATTGTAAGTAATAGTTTCATTATAACTACTATCAATACTTCTATTTACTACTTTTAGTGTATTTAATATATTACTTATATTTGTCTCATCACGAATTCCTACTAGTTCTAAAGAACTTGATTGTATATCTACATTATTTATAACTATATTATCATCATTATTAAATGTATTTTGATTCCCATTTGATATAGCATACATTGTATTATCTAATGTTACTTGTGGTTTTGTATGTATTCCTAATAATGAATCATTTAAACTGAATATATTATTTATTTCAGTTTCAAGTAATATTAACGCATTATTATTAAGATCTAAGGCTTGATTATTCGTTGTTGATAATAAATTTCTATTTACATAATTCATTACTATTTTTATTCCAGAATTATTATCTAGTAAATTACTTGATGTATTATTAACTATATCATAATATCTATATTCTCTATCAAAATCTAGATCAGTACCTTCTACAACTTCCCATACACTATACCTATCATCAGACGTATTTATAACTTCTGCTACTCCAGTAATAGGATCCGTAGGTAAATTTGTTACATCTATGTTATAAAAATTTGTTATTTCGCCATCAATTTCTGGTGTATATGTTATACCTGTTACTAAATCTGTAACTGATTTTCTTATAGCTACTTTATTTTGAATAGGTAATGAAAATTTAGATATTACATTTAATCTATTATTTATTTCTACTAAATTATTACTATTATTATCAAGCCGTAAGGTATATTTTAATTTCCATATTGATATATCTCTTTCAGGTTCAGGTTCAGGCTCAGGTTCAGGTTCAGGTTCAGGTTCAGGTTCAGGTTCAGGTTCAGGTTCAGGTTGTGGTTCAGGTTCAGGTTCAGGTTCAGGTTGTGGTTCAGGTTC